ATTATCATCTTTTGAAAATGAGGAAGTAAGAAATAAATACAAAGAAGGAAAAAGATCTTTTGGTGATACTTTTATTTTGATAAATGACGGAGAAATTGAAGTTGTCCCTAATCATGAAATGGAAGTTGTCCCTATTAATCCAGCAATGAAAAAAGTACTTGTCCAAATTGATATTGCAGATCTCACCCCAGAAATTGACGCACTTATTGGAAAAATTTATCAACTGATAGATAAAAAAAATATAAAACATGAAAAAGAAATATTAGAACTAGCCAAAGCTATAAATTGTTAATAGTTAATTCTTATGATAATATATAAGAAATTTACTAATAATAAAAATATATGAATAAAACATTTGTTATTCCCGAACAAGTGCTGCGAGCGGTTATTAATTATTTATCAAGAAAACCTTTTAACGAAGTTCAAGAATTAATACAGGTTTTATCAAAATTAAGCACAATATCCGCAAACAAAGAAGAAGTAAAAGAAGAAGTAAAAGAAGAAGTAAAACCAACAAAATCAGAAAAAAAAATAATTAAAAATGTATGATAATTGTATCAGCATTCACGGAAGATGGGGTGCCTAAGACAGGACTATCCCCTACTATACGAATACGTAAGCTCTCTGATAACTCTCTTGTAGTTACAGATGAAGCAATGGCGGAGGTAGGAGATGGTTTTTACAAATTTGATTTTACAACTTATAATGCTGATAATGATTATGCTATACGTACCGACGGAAGTAATGAATTAGAAGACTTTGAACGTTATCAATTTACAAACGATGAGACTAAGAGTGATACTATAATAGCTAATGACAAGTTTAATAAAGCTTCCGCAAAAATTGAAGATAATGTCTTAACCGTTTATGATGATGAGGGGGATATTAAAGAGTGGGATCTGAAAGATTCTAGTGGTTCTCCAGCCTCAATAAATGTTTATCAAAGAGAAGCAAAATAAAATGCCATTAATTACAACCTTCGCATTGGGACAAGATAGTCAACCCGATAAGTACGATCTCGGAATTTTACAAGTAAGCAAAACAAAGATAACCATAAGTATTAATTCTACTGATTTAAATTTAATTTTGTTAGATAAAGAAACAAAAATAAACATGAATGAAACCAATAATTTATTGTTAGATAATAATAAAAATAATATTAATATATAAAAAATGATAGAATTAAAAATAAAAGAAGGACATTTAACAGACTTTACAGCTACGGTTAGAGATAGCGATAATGCAGTAGTAGATTTAACAGACTATGACGCTGTTAATTTTGTAATGGTTGATTTATCTGGTACGGTAATAGTGAATGGTGCAGCGACTTTTGTCGATAAAGCTAATGGTCAAGTAACTTATAATTTTGCGGAAGCTGATGTAGCTGATCCAGGTAAATATAAGGCTTACTTCTCTTTCTCAACTGGTGGTGTTAAGAAACTAGCTTCTCCCACCGAATATTTTATAATTAATATTACGGAAGATCTTATAGATTAATTTTAGAAAAATATAATTTAAAAAATATGTTCAAAGAAAATAAACCATTAAAAAATGATAGATATGAAATAGTAGGAGATACGGGAACGAGAAGATATAGTGGTTATTTCGAAGAAGATCCTAATGCTGATTGGAGGGATGAGGCACGAGTGGACAATGTAGAGACTATGAGACGGACGGATGGCACAGTCAAACAATTGTTAAATGCTCTGAAAACTCCGATACTAAGCTCCGAATGGTACATTGATCCAGTTGATCAAGATAAAAAAAGTATAGAAGAAGCTAAGTTTATTGAGCAAAATCTCTTTAATATGAGAAGAAGCTGGAAGGATTTTTTGAGAGAAGCTTTAACTTATTTTGATTTTGGGTTTTCAGTTTTTGAGGAAATATGGGAGAAGAGAGACGGTATGATATATCTTGCTGATTTATCTCCACGGATACAACACTCAATCGTTAACTGGCAAATAGACCAAAAAGGAGGAACAACAAGAGGAATAACACAAGCCATAATGACTGATGAGATTAATACTAATTCATATATTTCTATCCCCCTCAACAAACTACTTGTCCTAACCAATGATAAAGAAGGTTCTGATGTTACAGGGCAATCGGTATTACGTCCAGCCTGGAAACATTTTTACATAAAAGATAATTTATATAAAATTGCTTCAATATCTAGTGAGAGATATGGCGTAGGGATCCCTATTATAACACTTCCAGAAGGAGCAGGCGAAACCGAAACAAAAGAAGCCGAAGACATGGCTCAGTCAATGAGATCCAACGAAAAAGGTTTTATTATTCTGCCGAATGCTAATTGGGGCGTGGATATATTGACGCCTAAAGGTAATCCGCAATCTCAGCAAATAATGGATCAAATAATCCATCATGATAGGATGATCGTTATAGCTTCTTTAGCTGGTTTTCTTAATTTAGGGGCTAATGATAAAGGTAGTTATGCTTTGTCTCAAGATCAATCATCTTTTTTTATCAGTCATGTCGAAGATAAAACAATATATTTGGTAGAGCAAATGGAATGTCAAGTAATTAAACGGATCATGGATGTTAATTTCGGCGAAAGAGAAAATTATCCAAAACTAAGATATATGCCTTTAGGTGATATTGATAAAAAGATTTTTGCTGAAACAATAAAATTATTAACAGAAAGTGGAGCTATAAGAATGAACGGACAAGTCCGCAAATATATATATGGAACTATGGGATTCCCTAAATTGACGGAAGAAGAAGAAAACGAAGAAGAAGAAAGGAACATAGACGAAGCATTATCAAAACTTTTACATGGCTAACTATCTAACAAAAACAAAGGCTGAATTATTGAAAAGCAGAATTATAAGATTGTCAAATAAAATTGATGATCCTGATAAAATAATAAAGTTAAACAATCAATTATCTCAAATTGATAATTTCTTTAGTAATAAATCAAACCTTGGCTTTTATCGAGCGTTGACTGAATGCGAGAATGAAGCGGATATTATATTTTTATCAAATTCTTTCTCAACTTTAGAATCAGAAACTAAAAAAGAATTAAAAGAAGAAGCAGAAAAAGAAGTTTATAAAAAAAATAGTATTTTAGAAAATATATTAAAAATAGGATTAATCCATAAAATATTTAGTTTAGATTTTTTAAATAGAGACAAAATAGAAAAAATTATATATAAACAATCACAAAAAGCAATAGAAAAAGGTAAAACATCAGCGAGTAAAGAATTAGGTCAAGTGAGACCAGCTACTAGTAGAGATTTAACAAAACTAATAAAATATAATGCACAAATGCAAGCTAATGATTTTGTGGACACTATAAATAAACAAATTAGGGAAGAAGTAAGTAATGGGCTAGCCCATAATGTTGCTCCTGCACTTATAGTGTCCTCGATTATTAGCAGAAGTGAGAAAAGCATAGATAACAAATCTGCTTTTTATGCTGGGGCTATTGTTGGTTCCGCTATTAATCAAGGGCGAAAAGCAGTGTTTGATAAAAATAAATCTGTTTTAGCTTTACAGAGAACGGAAATATTAGATAATAAGATATGCGACATGTGTCTATCTATGGACGGGAGAGTTATATCAGCCAATGATCCGTATGCAGAAATTGGGCAATTACACACACATTGCCGGGGGTATTGGTCAGCGGTGAAAGAAAAAAACACTGAAACAATAAAAAAAATCAAACCTATGCCAAAAAGTATATCCGATAGATTCGACTTTCAAAATGGGTATCCTATAACAAATAAATTTAAACAATATAAAGTAAGTCAACAATTACCGCTTTTGAAAAAAAGCGAAATAAATAAACGATTAGAAGCAGGAGAGACAATAGGGCGTAGAAGCATACACAAAGGCAAACAAGTTACAGCATCAACTAAACCAACAACAGAATGACAGATAAAAATATAAAAAAGGAAATCAGATGTAATTTTTGTAATAAACTTTTAATGAAGGTTGAAGAAAAAGGTAAAACAATAATTGAAATTAAATGTCCTCGGTGCAAGAAAATTGTAGTTTTTATTTGCAATACATAAAAAAATAATGGTATCCTTATTATAAGTAATATTAAGGAATATAGAAGACCCGTAGAGGCTCATTATATAAATGAGTCCTTTATGGATAAAAATAAAAAATCACAAGAAAAAATAGTTCCTGAATCAATAGACTTTTTTAAAGGAGATTTACAGGAAGTAAATTTGCTAAATATAAAAGAGAATATTAGTACTATTTCAATATTAAGAGTAGGCAAATTAGAGGATCGTGATGTCGAGTTCACAATACAAATGCTTGAGGATTATGTTGATAACTTCAATACTAATGCTTGGGGGACACCTCTTCAAATTAATCTTGGTCATAATCGTGGCGGAGAAGCTAGTGGATGGGTGCAATCTTTATTCATTGTAGGCGAAACTCTAAAAGCAAAAATTAAATGGACACCGCTAGGCATAGAGAAGATTAAGAGTAAACAATATATGTTTACTAGCGTGGAAATTCTAAAAAGTGACAACTACAAACATTTTAAAACTGGGAAAAAAGTAAAAAATGTATTGATAGGGATTGCTTTAACGAATATACCAGCCGTCAAAGGAATGGACGAAGTCGCCTTATCAGCTCGCAATAAAGTAAAAATATATCTTAATAATAATAATAATATGAATGAAAAAACCCAACCTTCTGAAGAAGAAGTAAAAAAGGAAGTGAAAGAAGAAGTAAAAGAAAAGGAAAAAGCAGAAGAAGAAAAAGTAAAAGAATTAAGTAATAAAGCAGAATACGTTAGTTTATCAGAACATTTAATGTTAAAAAAAGAACATTTAATGTTGAAAGATAAATACGATCGGATTGAACTAGCAGACACAATCAAAGATAAGCTACTTCTATCTGGTAAACGGACTGTTGGCTTCCACGATAGCAATCTTGGGGAAGTTGTAAATTTTATGGTGAACTTATCAGACGAACAAAAAAAAGAATTTATTAAATTATGCTCTGTCATCAAACATGTTGACTTTTCGGTTAAAGGATCCGAACAAGGGGCAGTAAATTACAAAGTAGCAATAGGATCAAAAGAGAAAGAAATAGATGAAAAAGCAACAAAATATATGCACGAAAATAAATGTACATATAGAGTTGCTGTAAATGCAGTTCTCTAAAAAAAATAATTTATTAATTAACTAAAAAAAATATGAGTACAGGAGCAATACACGCAGATCAATATTCATCTTATAAAGCTGGGGTTGCCGTGGGGCAATATGTAGCCGTAAAAATTGACACTTCAGCAGATAATCAAATAGATTTAGCTGATGCTAATACCGATGAAGGGATTGGCATAACACAGCTAGCTCAAACCACAGTGGGGGCATTAGTTGCCGTTAAAAAATCAGGACAATCACTTTGTAAAGCAGGTACAGGAGGTTGGACTAGAGGCGATAAATTGACAGGGTCAACCAGTGGGACACTTGTAAAAACGACTACTGCAGGCCAGAAAGTAGTAGCTATCGCAGGAGACACAGTATCAGCCGACGAATACGGCGAAGTACAAATCGTATCACCAGCTTTAAGATACGATTCTTTCTAGTTTTATTAATTAACTAAAAAAAATATGGCAGATTACTCAGGAGCATATAAATCACAGATATTAACCAGACAATCTTTACAACATAATAATAAAGATTTAGGGTTTATACATGAAAAAATTGCTCCACCAATACAAGTTATAAAACAGTCAGCAGATATCCTAACTTATAGTGCTGATAATCTCAGGATACATAACACGCTTAGAGCTGTTGGCGGTGGATCTTTCACCGTTGATTTTTCAACTTCTGTTGCTTCAGCTTACAAGCTTGAAGACCACGGAGTCAATACTTACATTGCCCAAGAAGATTATGACAACAGCGAAAAACCAATAAATGTCCAATTTGATACAGTAGACATTTTGACTGAAATGCTACAAGTAGCTAAGGAATACGCTTTATCAAGCGTATTGCAAGCAACAGGTTCATACACGAATAGTATTACATTGGCAGGAGCAGATCAATGGAGTGAATCAGCTACATCTGATCCTATTGATGATATACGAACAGCTATCAGAACAATTAAAACGGCAAATGGTAAAAGAGCTAATACAATTATATTAGCAGAGGATACGATGTGGTATTTAATATTCCACCCACAAATTAAAGATCTCTTCCCAGGGGCTAGTCAAATAACTGGTGATATGCTTGTTAATGGCCTTAAAATGATTTTTCCAGGTATTAAACAAGTATTAAATGGAGGAGCAGTTTATAACAACGCCAACAAAGGTGCAAGTGTAGATATTACAGAACTTTGGTCTAAAACTTGTATTGTTGCTTATGTTGAGCTTACCCCCAGACTTAAAAGTAGAACTTTTGCTACTACTTATCAAAAAGGAAGTCCAAGAGAGGTTATTATGCTTCCGTGGAAAAAAGGGAGTGACAAAGATTTAGTAGATAGAAAATCTGACTGGATCAAAATATCCGATGAGTACGATCAAGTACTAGTAGATGAGACATGTGGTTATCTTATTGATGCCGCAATAGCTTAATTTTTATTAACTAATTGAAAAATAAAATGACAAATTTTACTTCTGAAGAAGTTTTAAAACAAATTAGATTAGCAAACTTAAGAGCCAATTATGGTATCCTTGGTAATATATATATTGTTATAGGAGCCTCAGAGACTTGGCTTACTAGTGCTACTAAGGCGTTTAATCAATCTTATTCTGACGGATCTCAAGTGATCCATAACACGCTTGCTTCTGCTTATGCTGCAACAGTGAGCAATAGGAATGATTTAATTTTATTAGATGCTTCGACCGAACATGCAATAACAGCAATGCTAGACATTTCTAAAAATAGAGTTAATTTTCTTGGTGTTTCGCCAGGAAATAGACATTATGGGCAACGGGCTAGAATAGCATTAGGAGTTACTGCTGTGGCTACGGATATTGCAACAATAAGAAACACAGGGGTTGGTAATTCTTTTATTAACTTAAAAATTTCTAACAATAATTCTAAAGCAGAATCTCTTTACACTTTTGCCGATGGCGGAGAATATACATACATGAAAAATGTTGAGTTATATCTCTCAACACAATTGGCAGTAGCAGGAGCTTCAGAATTATTAGCAAACGGCGATTCCTCAAAATATGAAGATTGCACTGTAGGATCAAATGCTAACGAAGTAACAGCGAATGGGGCAAGACCATGTGTATTATTAACTAGCGAAACAATAACTGGCAAAGTAGCTAGAGATGTCACTTTTCAAAATTGTTTTTTCTGGAGAAAAGCAGGAGATGTAGATAATTCTTTTGTCCATTCTAGTGGTGCTAACGATATTGAACGAATGTGTTTATTTGATAACTGCTTATTCAATAATACAAAACTAGCAAGTCAAACAATGACGGTAGGTATATCAGCCACGTCAGCTTTAGCAAGGGGAGAGATTATTCTAAGAAATTGTACGGTATATAATGTTACTGATTTTGCTACGCAGACGGGTATTTGGAATGCATCAGGTGCGGCTCATGCTGCGAATGGTGGGGAAGTAATACAGGCTGCATAATAGTTTTTTCATATACTAGCCATTTATATAAGTGGCTAGCAACGAGAAAATTAATATAATAAAATGGGTAAAAAAAATAAATCAACTAAAAAAATTGAAATTAAGAAGGAGGAGGTAAAAGAAGAAATAAAAGAGGTTGAGAAAGAAGAAATAGAAGAAGAATCAAAAAAATTAACACGTAATATAAAATGTAATGGTACATTATTAAAAGCTGGGACAGCAATAAAAAGGGATGACAATAGGTATAATTTGCTAAAAAAATACTTAAAATAATTATAAAAAATGACTGCAACAAATCCTTCTCAGACTGCACGAGCAATATTCCATGACGTTTTTACCGCTAAAACTGCCGACGGAGCAGGAGTAGCACTTAAAGTTGATCAGTTTGACACGTTAGATATGCAAATAGCAACATCTGGCAATACGCAAGCAACTATAAAATGCCAAGGAAGTAAATCTAATTCCGAGCCAACATGGGCTAACGCTCATACCTCAGCTAACCGCTGGTCGTATAAATATATTGTCAACGAAGATTCAGGCGGATTAATCCAAGGTAGTACAGGCGTTACTCTAGCTGGTACAGACATAATTAATGAATATCACATAAATACAGATCGTATTAGGTGGATTAATTTTATTATTTCTGGATTTGTCGCTGGCAGTATTAACGTTACTGTAATCGGCTCTAAAAGATATAAAAATTTTTAAATATGAAAAAAAGAAAAAGCATAATATGGGGGTCAGCAATATTAGCGTGTATTATTACGTTGCTAATGTCATCTAGTGCCGATTGGGATCAACCAAGATATTGGGAGAATATGGCTCAAACGAATTATGTCAAACTAACAACTCCGTTGTCGGATATAGGCAATGCAGCAGAATTAAGCCGTTCTGATAACTAATAATAATGATAAAAAATGTGATAATGACAGCAATGGCTATGTTGCTTATTACTAGTAATTTAAAAATTGAGTATAATAAATTAGACGAAAAAGAATTAACTAATGTTGATTCTTATTTAGAATACAGAAATGAATTATTTAATAAAAGACAGACAAATAAATCAAAACGATTAAAAGACAAAATGACACATGCAGAGTATAGAGATTATATTCAAGCAATTAATATGGAAATACAAAATCATAAAAGTATAAATAAACTAGAAAAAATAGAGTTAAAAAATGTTAATAAAAACTATAATATTTTATATAGATTAGAAGAAAAAATAAAAAAAGAAGGGATAAAAAAACAAGAAAAATAACTTATAATTATATATAAATTATGGAAAAAAAGGAATGGTACAAATCAAATACGGTATGGTCAGGAATTTTAAAATTATTAGCTGGTATATTAATTACTTTGGCTAGTTTTCTTTCGTCTGAAATAGATATACAAACAGTAATGACGGGGTGTATTTCTAGTATATGGGGAATATACGATATTATAATAAGATTCAGGACTACTAAAACATTAACAGTATCATATTAAAAATGGCAAAACCTTATTCAGTAGTAGCGGATATACGAACACAGACAGCATTTAAAGACGATTCATTAATTACAGATACGTATATTACGCAGAAGATTGCGGAAGCTGATGACATAATTGATTCAGTAATCGGAGAAGTATATGTATTACCCTTAGATAGTAACCCTAATAGTATTGTTAGCTTGTCTAAATCAATGACATCTTGTCTATTATATCAGGAGCAGAATATTAATTTTGAGGTGGAAGCAGGTGTTCCTGTTAATGATTTTTGTAAATCATTATTGGACAGATTGGAAGCTATCCGCACAAGACTCGTTAAATTATATGATGATGACGGAGACGAATTGACTATAACCGAAAGAATAAAACCACAATATCACCCCACTGTTACCAGTAGCGAAGAAAGTGCTACAGATAGTACAGCCCCTAAGTTTAGTATGAATAAAGAGTTCTAAATATTGTATTATGTTTGATATTCTGGAAGAAATCAGAGATTTATTAGAAGAAAATTTAGGAAATAAGTTCAAAAAATATTATATAGGGAAAGTTGCGACTATCCCTATCAACTATTTGCCTTTTCTAAGTGTATATGGGACTAATACGACCATAACTAGCCCCCATACTACTTGTAAAGACTTAACAGATCATAATATATCAATAGAAATAATTAGCACAGCACATGGGTTTATATCAACACAAGAGGATATAAATAGAACACAACAAGCACAAAAAGCGTTGTACAATTTAATGGAAGAAAGAAGTTCTGGTGTAGCCACGCCACAGAGTGTATTAGGGGTTATTAGGCGTAATTTACAGGGTACTAATTATTTGTTTATTGATGAAATAGATATAGAATACCCAGCAGAACCACCTAAGAGTGAAGAGAATACTTATTACAAGGCAATCATTAATTGTGTTGTTCATCGTCAATATGCCGATCGGTCTTAATCAATTAATTATGAACATAAAAAAATATAAAATACTTCAAAATTATACTGTTAGCAGGTATCCTATAACTAAAGAATCAGAAACAATAAAAATAAATAAAAGAAATAGAAAAATAATTAAAATATTAACTAAATAAAAAATATGTCTGAATTATACTCACAAATTGCCTCGGCATCATTTAAAAAGGAAGCTGAGAATAATGTAGCTGTTATACCTGATAGCTTTTTCTGCTTGAATGATGAAGATTTGTCAGTGGAATACAACTATCAGCCTTCACAGCCGATAAAAAACAGTAGAGCATTAAACCTCAAAGCTGTTGACGGACCAATTGTCTTAAGCGATGGCACAATTAATATTAATGTTGAGCCAAAAGAGTTCGGTAATTTTCTAGAAGGGTTTTCTGATTTAACTAGTGGTAATTATCTTCCAATGACAGCACCTTCGGGAGTGTTCACTGCTGGCGAAGAGATAACAGGCGGTACCTCAGCGAAGACGGCTACAGTAACCGCAGATATTGACGGACAGTTCTTGATAGTGTCTGCCCCTTCTGGAGACTTCACTGATGGCGAAGAGATAACAGGCGGTACCTCAGGGAAGACAGCCACTTTAACCAAATTTGACTCTACGGTATATGCACATACGTCAGTATCGCCATCCGAGAGTACTACTACATTCACATTGCAATTTAATTATAATGATCGAGCTATAAGATATATGGGGGTACGCTTTCATGGGATAGATAGTTTGTCTCAATCTGATAATATTATCACCGCAGGGGTAAAAACCCTGCCACAAAGTCAATTCAGGCAAGGGAGAGTAACCGCTATCACAACAGCAGGAGCAGGCGAAAAAACAATAACAGTTGACCAGACATTAGGTCTGGTTGCTGCTGATAGTATTAAATTATATAGACCGGGTACTGGATTTATAGATTTTTCTGCAGCAACAGTAAAAACACATGATGTTGCTGGAGTAACTAATTCTACCAGTTTTACGGTGACTAACCTTGAAACAGCAACGGCAGTCGGAGATCTCATCCTATTAGCTCCCCAAACTGCTAATTATACAGTCGGTAACGAGTTCTCATTTATAGGTGGATCATTAGCTACTATTGGCGATGATATAGACAATCTGGCTACTGCATGTATCGAAGATTTTACACTCGTTATGTTAAACGAACTAGAGGCTAGATATTGTGCTGATGGAGTAGACTTTGAGGATAGATTTCCTTCTCATTTACTCCAAAAAGGATTTACGGGGAACGGAACGCTCAAATTACATACTAAGAACGAGTTTTTTTATAGATTTTTAAGAAAAAATACAGCTCAAGCATTCAGAATTAGATCGATAGGTAGTGACATTGGGGTAACAGACATGCAGAATGAAGTATGGTTTACTTTTGCTCAAGTACAATTCGATACTTACAATACTAATATTGGGGAAGATAATATAGTTGATGAAGATATACCTTTTAGCAGTTTTTACGATGATACAGAAGGTCATTCTGCTAGAATGGTCTTAATTAATGATGTTGCTAGCTATTAGTTTTTTTATTATGAATTTACAAATTTCAATTGCAGGAGAAAAAGCTTTAATGTATAAATTAAATAAACTAAGCAAAAATATTAAAAATTTAAAACCAGCTTTTCGTGAAATGAAGCCGTCAATAATATCTGAATTTAAGGATAATTTTCCCGCTAAAGGAAGAAAACTAAATGCTCCTTGGGCAAAAAGGAAACATCTATACCCATGGTCTATTTTGGACAAGACAGGAAAACTAAAGAAAAACTGGAAAGGCACATCAAAAAGAAAACAATTAGAAATAGTCAATCCGACTAAATACGCTCGTTATCATCATTTCGGTACGCATGTTTTGCCAGTAAGAAAGTTAGTAGGAATAAGTACAAAAATAAAAAATGTAATAATAAAATCTATTACCTCTTTTTTACTTAAATCTTTTAAAAAATATTAATTAATTAAAAAAATATGATAGAATTAATTTTATCCGATATAACCGTTACGATCTCTGATCGTGTTAGTAGAGGGAAACAGAAAGCTTTTAATAGGATCCTATTTAAAAATGCCACAACAAACCAAGACGGGAAAACTGAATTATCATTATCACAAATAGATGAAGCCAACGATGTTTTAATATTGGAAATGATTACAAAAATTGTTGACAATAAAACTAAAGAAGAAAAAAAAATAACAATAGAATGGTTAGATGCCATAGACCAGAATGACTACGAAGTAATTTTAGAGAAAATAAAAAAAATAAGAGAAGAAAAAAACAATATAAAAAAAAAATAATAGCAGAGGCTAAAAGATTTATTTTGCGTGGTGGGAAGACCCCACCAATTGAATACATTGAATATTTATTGATAAAAAATGTCTATCATTGTACCCCTGATGAATTAGAGCAACAAAATAATGATACAACAGATTTACACCTTATTTTTATGAATTTAGAGAACAAAAAACAATTAAATGACATAAAAAAACAAGAATTAAAAAATAAAAGATAAAAAAATATGGCTGAAAAAGTAAATATAGTTATCACAGGTAAAGACAAAGCAAGTAGAACAATCGATAAAGTAACGAAAAAAACAAGAAATTTAACAAAATCTATAAAAGATAATGTATTGGTTTTCTCCGCTATATCTGGGGCTATGATGTATGGAGGTAAACAATTCTTAGATTTAGCAGGTAATGCGGAAGAAGTGCAAAGCAAGTTTGACGTTGTATTTAAAGGAATTGAAAAAGAAGTAGGAGGTTGGGCAAAAACGTTCAGCAAATCAATTGGAAGATCAGAAACAGAGGTAAAAGAATACTCTTCAAGTCTAGGTGATATACTTAAGCCTATGGGGCTAACAACAGAAGAAGCGGCAGAAATGTCTAAGTCTATGACAGAATTAGCCCTTGATGTATCCTCTTTTAATAATAGGCAAGATCCTGATGTTATTAGAGCTTTCGCTTCGGCTTTAACTGGAGAGAGGGAAAGTCTAAAAACCCTGGGGATTTCAATTTATGAGGCAGATGTCAAGCAGGAAGCTCTTAGTCTCGGATTAGTTAAGCAAGAAGAAGAATTAACAAAAACTGCTAAGGCACAAGCCACCGTGTCTTTATTATACAAAAACACAAAAGACGCTCAAGGTGATTTATTGCGTACACAGGGCAGTTACACTAATCAAGTTAAAAAGCTTAACTCTAAAATTAAAGAATTAGGGGAATCTATCGGCAAGGAGTTAATCCCTATCATAACACCGTTAATTGCGAATGTATCTGATCTTACAGAATGGTTTACTGATTTATCCCCACAAATAAGAAAAGTAATAGTGATTGTAGCGGTAGCTGTTACGTTATTTGCTGGATTATTGGCGGTATTAGGGCTTATAGTTACTATTGCTCCTGCTATTGCTGGGGCTTGGGTACTGATAACCGGACCTATAGGATTGGTCGCTATTGCTATTGCCCTTCTTGGTGTTGCGTGGGCTACTAATATATGGGGAATACGGGATAAAACATTGTGGGTAGTTGATAAGATCAAGGGGATTTTCTTCCCTTTCATGGACGCTTTAATCTTAGGATTTCAATTAATTTCCACAGAATGGGATCTATCATGGGGGTCAATGTATGACTATGTTGTAGATACATGGGATGGTATTGTCGCTTATGTCACCGATAAAGCCAAGTATCTTACTGATACAATCAACGAGTTATTGTCTTATGTTGGATTGGCGGAAACCAAAACAACAAACGTAAGCACAAAAACAAGTGCCAGTTTCTCACCTTTGGGAGAGACAACACAATCAAGCGATTATAGTTTTCCGAAATTTGCTGGTGGGGGGATAATAAACAAGCCCACTATCGGACTAATAGGAGAAGGAAGAATGAACGAAGCTATTGTACCGTTACCCAATGGTAAGGCTATCCCCGTTGTAATGAATAATGCTCAAGGGGTTACAATTAATATTAATAACCCTAGCGTGCGGAATGATGACGATATAGACAGCTTGGCTAACCAAGTAGGAAGAGTGCTAGCCAGGCAATTGAATTTATCAACTAATAGATTAGCTACATGAGTTCTAACGTTAATCCATACAATATTAATCCATACAATGAGAAACTACTTAATGGGGGGTTAGTCCAAAGTTCGCAAAATCCTGATGACAATATAGTTTTTAACGATTTCGGATTACAAAACGCTCAATATTGTACTAGATATATAAGACACGAGTCAGCACCTGATAGGAATTTTATTGTTTCTGATGTCCCACGTAACCACGGGAAGAATTTACAAGACGCTTTTTTTAAAAAAAAAATAATAACACTAGTGGGAACATTAGTAGCAGGTAGTAATTCTGAATTATTAGCACAAATGGATTTGTGTAAGAAGTTTTTAGGTGCTAATAATTCAGAATTAAAAATAATCGAAGGAACAACTACAAGAGTATATACTGCCTCTTGCACTAGTCTAGGGAGGATATTTGCTGATAGAGATCATTATATGCGAGATTGGATTAATTACGAAATTCAATTTACGTGTTGGTTGCCTTTTGGTAGGGATTATACAAGGACCAAAAGAGACGATTTTGGAAAAACTAGTGCAACAATCGACATTGAATTAACCAATTCAGGCACAACACAAAACAGATTAATA